GGGCCTCTCGGCCCACCCGGTTCTACGGAACACTCCACTTAGACGAAGGAGTTATCGTATGCGAGAACGAGACACCGTACTTAGCAGTGTTGCTGGAGTACGGCATGTCGAAGGTTCTAGCCCTTCACCTGTCTATTTAACTAACCTTGTTTGGAAAACTAGGCTGTTACTAGGCGATAAAGGGAACTATGGTTACCCAAACTTTCCAACAGGCAAAGATTGTGGACAGCCCTTTCAGGTTGCTACCGTGAAAGGCGTTTTCCCAAAAATGCATGTTGGAAGCATATATGCTCCGTCGCTTCCCAACAGGGATACGTATACGGGATATGTGACTCCAGATATGATTCTGGATGGCTTCTTAGACAATTCGGCCATTGCTGGTCTTTTTGACTATATGAAGCCGTTTGGGCCTGGTGCATACAAACGGATGCGACCTGATGCTCCAAGCATGCAGGGGGCCGTAGCTATTTATGAGCTAAAGGACCTTCCTGGTATGTTAGAGCAGAGGTTTCTCAACCATGGAATTGCAGGAATAGGTAATTATTACCTAGCACTGAAATTCGGTTGGGAAGCTTTGCTTAGCGATGTGCGTAACTTTGTGTTGACTCAAATGTCGGCACAAAAGCGCCTTGCTCAGCTCATCCGTGATAACGGCCGCCCTGTCCGCAGGCGTATTAAGCTTGAGGACAGAAGGAGACCTATAATTGAGAACGTCTATGGCTACCCGATACTTGGTTTTCAACCAACGTTACCGAGTCAGTATATAGCTTCTCAATCGGTTATCCTTCAGAATAGGTACCAATTTTGGGAAACATGGGCCTCTGGCCAGTTTCGCTATTGGTTACCTCCTGGGCCGCGGGATATAGCATGGAAAGCTAGGATGATGGCCAACATTTTTGGTATCAATCCTAGTCCTGCTGCCGTTTATAAGGCAATCCCGTGGACTTGGCTAGTCGACTGGTTTACTACTCTTGGTGATGTTATTGATAATCTCACCGATAGTGTAGCTGAACGTGGTGCATATGATTATTTTTATCTTATGTGCACGTCAGGTATATTCACGTCACTGGGATGTACTTTTACATTCCATGATGCGAATAGTGGCCAGCCGAAAGTAGTCTCCGGCACAAGCACCTGCGAAACTTCCGTTAAAGGAAGAATCAAAGGTGATCCTTTTAGTCTAAGTACGTCCCCTAATACACTTACGGGGACGCAGCTAGCTATCCTTGGGGCACTAGGTCTGTCTCGAATTGGCTAGTTATTACTGTGTGCGGCAGTTTCCGCACGAGTAAAGCGTAACAAATTGGAGCTTCTAGTGCTTGCAGATCCTCAGTCAGTTACCATTAACGCCGTAGCAAAGTCGCTTGCGTTGACTAACGATAGTCCAACGCAGCGAATTTATACGTTTGCTGATGGTACTCTCTCCCTCGTGACGAAGCAGAATTCTACTTCTACTCGTTTCCGTAGGGAAGTCCGTGTCGCGCAGACAAAGATTGCTGCCGACCCAATCAGTGCAGTCAATGCACAGGTTGGCGCCAGTGTGTATCTCGTTATTGACGAGCCACGCAATGGTGTATTTTCGGACACTGAGCTCGCCTATCTGATCGATGGTCTTAAGGGTTGGCTTACTAACGCCAATTACAATAAGATCCTCGGAGGTGAGTTCTAATGAAGACTCGAATTCTACAAATGATTATCGAGTTTATCAACGAACTCCTTCTGTCTTTCCATGATAAACTTGGAAAGAACAATCAGTAGGTTCCGCTAGCCGGAGTAAGCCTAGACGGTCCTGTTTCCACCATAAAAATGGAGGTTACAGTGAAAAGACCGACCATGCTCGTCGAGGCCGTTCTGCGTCAAGCAGAATTGGACCTAGACTTGTCCGTAGAACGCGACATCGCAACTTTGCGACGTCGTTGTAAACACGAGGGGTTATCATTTCTGACGATAACCTTACCTTCTCTCTCAGATTCCCTTGAACGGGGACTAGAGGAAGGTCGTTTCTCATGTCCTACATCTTTTAGTAGGCATGGAAGGCTCCCCCGATTTCTCGGAGGTTTCTTCAAACGCGTGTTTACGGTTGATGGTAAGCTACTCGACGATATATGCCCTGATACAGTTTATTTTATCAGGCAAATCTGTCGTTTCTTTAAGAAACTAAAGATTGAGTGTAGCGACTCGCGTAATAGAGCTGCTATACAGCATTTCGTCGACGTAGAAGGCGATCTCCGCGCGATGACCTCTCAAGTGGAGAGAAAGGATGAATTCCTTGATAAGATCTCGGGTATCATTTGGTCTCAGGTATTTCCTGAGATTGATCCCATTACTCTTATCTGTCATCACGGCCCTGGTGCAACGGCGGAACGATTTGCGCTAAATGAGCGTAATCGCATCTACCGTTGGAATCAGAGATCGGAGCATACCTTTCCATCTGACTTACACTGCTATCCCAATTACGGTTTAGCGGCACAAGCCAGTGGTATATGGAAAGGTTCGAATGCGCCGGGGAGCTTAGATTATCTTCGAATCAAGGATGAACTCCCTGTTCGAGTAGTCTTCGTTCCTAAGACGCAAACGTCGCCACGAGTTATTGCGATAGAGCCCTCACATATGCAGTTTAAACAGCAATCCGTTAAGGATTATGTTTACACGATATTGGAGGCTCACGCACTGACTAAACATTCTATCCGTTTCGTACGGCAGGATGTAAATCAGCAACTCGCTTACAGTAGCAGTATCGATAGACGACTAGCAACGCTAGACCTGAAGGATGCTTCTGATCGGGTGCATTTGCACTTAGTTCAGCGCATCTTTAAGAACTCAGGGCTTCTTCCATACCTAGAAGATGCTCGTTCGTTACATGCTACTCTTCCCGATGGGCGAAACATAGTCTTGTTCAAGTATGCATCAATGGGATCAGCTTTATGCTTTCCCGTTGAAGCAATGGTGTTTTACACCCTTGTTCAAAGCGCTATGCATCAACTCGATGGGAAGCGTCCGACAAGTTCATCTATCAAAGCGTATTCACGCATGATAGATATCTACGGGGATGACATTATTGTCCCTGTAGAGTATGCGGACGTTGTCGTGAATTACCTAGAGAGCTATGCTCTTAAGGTTAACGTAAACAAGTCTTTCAGAAATTCACATTTCCGAGAGTCTTGCGGTGCGGATTACTATAATGGCACTGCGGTTAATCCCGTCTATGCCAGAACGGTTCCGTCCGACGATTCACGACACTGGGGACCAGAAGACGTTATGTCTTGGACCGCAACTGCTGACCTCTTTTATCTTAGAGGAAAGTGGGTTGTGGCTCAGGCCATACGCGATCTGATCTGTCGAGTGGTGAGACGTACCATACCCAAAACGAGAATACTCGGTTCGGGTTTAGCCTTCTTGAGTTTCCTTTATAGTACGGATTTGCGATATGATCGCGATCTCCATACTTGGAAACAAAAGAGACTACACTACGATCCAATCAAAAGAAAGGATAGTATTGATGGAGACGAACTCGCCTGCCTCAACAAGTGGGGATTCTCAACTGTTGAACCCAATAACCGACGGAACGATTATGATATCGATGCCCGCGCATGCCTGGTTAACAGGCTACGTAGGCCTCGAATCAGCATTCGAGCCGATTTGGTTGAGTCTCAACTTGAGAACCCACAGGTTGTCGCATCCATCAGCTCTGGCAGCGTATGCGATATTCAAACAGAATTGTACTCTCATGAGGATTCCTCATGCGGAGTTTCAACCATGGTTGAAGAGCGCTACGAGCAGAGCTCGGATGGACTACGACCGTATGAAGGAGACCTTGCAAGTTACTCCGACTGGAGCGACGAGCGCGATCTAGACCCTCTGCACTTCCTCACTGGGAGGACAGAAGGTTTAACCTTCACGCACAGTACGAAGCGCGGCAGCTTCAAGTCGAAATGCCGATGGGTTAGCCTCGCTGGCTAACGGTAGCATTGTCTACCTGGAGGAGATGGAGGAG